CACCTGAAAAAATGTTTGCCGATGAAATGATAGAGGAGTGCGCTAGCTTTCCCTTTGGTGCTCACGATGATTTATGTGATACAATGACTCAAGCTTTGATACGTTTTCGTGAGGGTGGTCTTGTATCTTTAGATGATGATTACTTGGATGATGCAAAAACGCCAATAAACAGGGTATATTATTAAATATGTTACAGTTTTACATGACAGAGTATGAAAGGGACGGCAAAGTTTACGATGGCCCTTTGATTATGGCGCCCTCTTTAGAGGAGGCAAATGTGCAGGCTAAAAATTTAAACTTAAAATTAGTTGGAGAGATGTTTCCGTTCGCAAATATAGGTGAACAATACGATAAAACGATACATTAAAAATGGCTATAGAAAAACAAACACCCGTAATACCAAACGAAGATAAGCCTAAATCTGTTGAAGAAAGTGAATTACAACAAAACATAGATTTATTTTTACCAGAAGATCAACAAGGGTTTGCTATTTTGGAAGATGGTAGCGCTGTACCCGAAGAGAGCTTACAAGAGGAGCCACCAGAAATATCTTTCGACAGCAATCTTGCAGAATTTATTCCAGAAGAAGAACTCATGAAAATATCTAATGATTTAATTTCAGGAATCGAAGCAGATAAATCCTCAAGAAAAGATTGGGAGAAAACTTATACAGATGGTCTTAAATTTTTGGGCATGCGATTTGATGAAGAAAGATCTGAGCCTTTCGAGGGTGCTTCAGGTGTTATTCACCCTTTATTAGGAGAGGCTGTTACTAGCTTTCAAGCACAAGCCTACAAAGAACTTTTACCTGCAGGTGGTCCTGTCAAAACACAAGTTTTAGGCGATTACGATTCTAATATAGAAATGCAAGCTCAAAGAGTTAAAGAATTTATGAATTACCAAATAGTTCATAAAATGGAGGAGTACGATCAAGAATTAGATCAACTTTTATTTTATCTTCCTTTAGCTGGTTCTGCTTTTAAAAAAATATATTATGACGATACTTTAGGAAGAGCCGTATCTAAATTTGTTGCACCAGAAGATTTGATAGTGCCTTACTACACTACTGATTTAGAAAATTGTTCACGTATAACCAACGTGGTAAAGATGTCTGAGAATGAAGTTAAAAAACTACAAGCTTTAGGTTTTTACAGAGACATAGATGTACAAACAGGTGATGACAAAACTCAATACGGAAACGTAGATGAGCAAATAGAAAAACTAACAGGTATGCAACCTAGTTATGATGGAGGAGAGGTTGTAGTTTTATACGAAATACACACTAATTTAAATATAGAAGGTTTTGAAGACGCTACTGAAGAGGGCTTAGAGACAGGCGTTAAGTTACCTTATATTATTACAATAGATGCTAATACCAATGACGTCTTATCAATTAGAAGAAACTATAATGAAAACGATCCGCTGCGTAAAAAAATAGAATACTTTGTACATTTTAAATTTTTACCAGGTTTGGGTTTTTATGGTTTTGGTTTAACTCATATGATAGGTGGACTATCAAAGGCGTCTACGTCTATTATGAGGCAATTGATTGATGCAGGTACCCTTGCAAACCTGCCTGCTGGGTTTAAGACAAGAGGTATTAGAATTAGGGATGAAGATACCCCTATACAGCCTGGAGAATTCAGAGATGTAGACGCCCCTGGTGGTTCTCTAAGGGAATCAATACAACCTTTACCTTTTAAAGAACCTAGCAGCACTTTGCTAAATCTTTTAGGTATATTAGTAAATTCTGGAAAAACTTTTGCCTCTATTGCAGAAATAAATACAGGACAAGGCAACCCCCAAGCACCAGTTGGCACAACTATGGCTTTACTAGAAAGATCTACAAAAGTTTTGTCTGCAATACATAAAAGGCTTCATAATGCACAAAGAAAAGAGTTTAAAATTTTAGCTTCTGTATTTAAAGACTACTTGCCTCAACAGTACCCATACATGACAGCAGAGGGCAATATGCAAGTAAAAGCACAAGATTTTGATGATAAGGTAGACATTATCCCAGTATCTAATCCTGATATTTTTAGTACCGCACAAAGAATAGCAATGGCACAAGAAATGATGCAGTTAGTTCAGTCCAATCCAAACATACATGGACCTGACGGTATATATGAAAGCTATAGAAGAATGTATGCTGCCATAGGTGTAGATAACATAGACCAACTGTTAATTCCACCACCACCATCGGAGCCAGTCCCTGTTGAAGCTGGTATGGAAAACAATGGCTTAATTATGGGGCAACCTGCACAAGCTTTTATGCAGCAAAATCACGACGCCCATATCGCTGCTCACATGGGTTTGTTGAATACACCACCAGTACAATCTAACGCACAAGTACAAGCAACTATACATGCTCATGTTATGCAACATTTACAAATGAAGGCCGATGTCTTAGCTATGCAACAGATGCCCCCTGAAGTTAAAACACAATATGATCAAATGAGTGCACAAGTAGAAAGTCTGCCACCGCAAGAGTCTATTGAGTTGCAAACACAATCACAAAATTTACTAGCACAATTTTCTGCTCCTATATTGGCTGAATTAGTTAACGATTACACATCTAGGGTTAGTTCGCCAGAAGACGAAGATCCATTAGTGTCAATAAGAAGACAAGAGTTAGCATTACGTGGTGCAGAGTTGCAACAAGAACAACAACAGTTTGTAGCGGATCAGAACAGAAGAAAAGAAGAATCAAGAGCAGATGACCAAATAAATAGAGAGCAAATAGAGTCTAGAGAACAAATAGCAAAAATGCGTGATGATACTTCTAAAGAAAGAATGGAAATACAGAAACAATTAAAGATTCAAGATTTAATTAACAAATACAATAAATAGTGTAATAATACCAGAATGGAAAAAGAGCAAAAAGTTTTGAACAATAAACAAGGTTACTCAAACAAAGGTAATCTTTCTTATAGTAAAAAAGAAAGTTTTGTTGCAGACGTGAATCCTAAGCCTGGAATGGGTAAAGGTAAGTCCAAAGGAGTTGGTATCGCTGAGTACGGTACAAAATTCTCTGGCATATATTAATGTCTGTAGTTTGGTTGAGAGACAAACTTGTTAAACATTTACGTGAAAGACAAGAAGATGTAAAAGATACAATTTTGGCTGGTGTAAAAGACATGAGCCAATATGAATATCTACGAGGAAAATACAGCTCTCTCGTAGATATAGAGATGGAACTAAAAGAGCTGCTAGGAAGAATAGAGGATGACGACGAAGAGCAAGGTAATAGTACCTGACCACGTTGCTAAACAGGTAGAGGAACAAAATAAACAAACAGGAGAACAGCTAGAACAAGCTTACATTCCTGAAGAATCTAGGGTTTTAGACCCAACACTTTTAGATAAATCTATAATAGAACGTATGCCACAACCTACAGGATGGCGTATTTTAATTTTGCCGTTTCAAGGTAAAGGAGTTTCTAAAGGTGGAATTATACTTACACAAAGTCATGTTGATAGAGAGTCTTTGGCTACAGTTTGCGCTTATGTAGTGAAAATGGGGCCTTCTTGCTATCAAGATAAAAAGTTTGAGGGAAAAAAATGGTGTGAAGAAAAACAATGGGTATTGATAGGACGATACGCTGGAGCTAGATTTAAGTTAGGTGACGATGCCGAATGTAGAATCATAAATGACGATGAAGTTATAGCTACCATCCACGACCCTACTGATATCGTTGCAGTATAGGAGACTTTATGAGCGAAGTAGAAAAAAAAGAAGAGGTTGTTGAAGAAGGAGAAATTGTTGAAATAGACGAAGCAGTTTCTGAAGAAGAATCGGAAGCACAACCTGAAACGGTAGAGGAAGAATCTCAAGAGCCAAAAAATGAAGATGAGCTTGAAGATTATTCTGAAAGAGTAAAAAAACGTATTTCTAATTTAACTAGAAAATTACGTGAAGAAGAAAGAGCAAAAGAAAGTGCTTTTAATTATGCTAATCAGTTGCAGGCAGAAAATAAAAAACTAAAACTGACGACTCATAATTTAGATAGGTCTTATTTAACAGAGGCTGAAAATAGGTTGAAGTCGCAAAGATCTCAGGCAACAGCTGCTCTTAAAAGTGCGCATGAGGCACAGGATTATGATAAGGTTGCAAAGGCACAAGATATACTATCTAGGATTGCTGTAGAAGAAAGTAAAATTATTACAAGCAAAAATCAGATAGAGCAACAGGGCCAACAAGCAGAAAACGAATCGCAAAATTTTCTGCAAAACCCACAAAACGTACAACCACAATACGAGGCGCCACGTCCTCCAGACCCAAAAGCAGAAGCATGGGCTGAAAAAAATCAGTGGTTTGGTGAAGATGAAACTATGACTTTAGCTGCTTTTAACATACATAAAAATTTAGTAGAGAAAGAAGGGTTTGATCCTTCATCAGATGAGTATTATACTGAGGTAGATAAAAGAATGATGGATGAGTTTCCACATAAGTTTGAAACCGCAAAAAAACCCACACAAAAAGTGGCTGCAGCAGGAAGAGCAGATGTGAGCTCAAATAGTAAAAAACAAGTTAAACTATCGCCTTCTGAAGTACAGATGGCTAAAAAACTTAACGTACCCTTAAAAGAGTACGCAAAATACGTCAAGAGGTAAAAATGGACAGAGATAATAAAGGAAGATTTATTAAAGATAACAGAGTTTCTCGCTCTGCAGATACACGTGAAGCAAGTGCTGCACGCAAACCTTGGGCACCCCCAAGTATGTTAGAAACCCCACCTAATCCGCCAGGATATGTATATCGTTGGATTAGAGCCGAGGTTTTGAATGAAGATGATAAAAAGAATGTTATGTCTAGACTGCGAGAGGGTTTTGAACTCGTTCGAGCAGAAGAAGTAGACGGATTTGATTTGCCATCTATTCAAGAAGGTAGGCACGCAGGAGTAATTAGTGTTGGTGGTTTACTATTAGCTAAGATTCCAGAGGAAACAAGAAACGAACGTAACGCATACTATCAAGGCAGAACTGAGTCAGCTCAGGAAGCCGTAGACAACGACCTCATGAAAGAATCTGATGCGCGTTCTCCAATAATGTCGCCAAGGAGAACTTCAAAAGTTACATTTGGTGGCGGTAAACGAAAGTAAAATTTAAGAGGTAATGAAAAATGGCAAATAAAGATGCACCTTTTGGGTTTAAGCTAGTAGGATCATTGGGAAGTGGTGGTCAAAATAATGGCGTCCACGAATACAATATTGAATCTG